GTTCTTGGATCGTAAGATTTCCTTGTTCTCGTATGCCCTCGAGATAGGGTCGTTCACGTTTTCGGAGCTCGGGATACCTTCTACAGGAATCCAAAGCCCACTTGACTACGAAGTCGTCAAAACTCTTGTCTATCAAACTTGAAGCCAAATCATTTTTCCTAACAATCTCCTGCGCGAACTCACGAAATTGTTCAAAATACTCCTTACCATACAAAGACGCCTCAGTCAAAGCGGCGTCGATGGTACTTCCAAGCTGAACCGCCGTGGTTACACTCTTGGAAGGAAGGTACCATGTCAGCATTTTAACTATGGATCCTTCAGCGAGCAATCCTACGTAACTTTCACGATATTTACACCAGTGATTAGTACGTTTCAAAAAATCTTCCTCGTCGAAATTTTGGAATTCAGTGGCGTCCGACTCTTTGTCTGCCATAGTGACTGTAATTCCAAAAGACTTCAAAGCGCGCTGTGCTGTGACAAAATTGAATCCTAGCTCCTTATCTCTTACACTACCGCTCATGTCATCTCCGAGATGCATAGATCGCAAGTGCTCGTGAGCCTTCAGTCCTTTACTTCCATCTGGGTCGCACACTTCATAAAAAGCTGCGTACGTCAATATTAAATTGGCGAGACCGCCAACTGAGGCAGTGCAACTGTTACCAGAAGTGTGATGAAACAACAATTGTATCAAAGTTCCGTTCAAATCTAAGTACGGTGATGATTTCTCCTCCAATATAGTTTTCATAGCTTCCAAGTCTTCTGCGCTGTAGCCCATCGCTTCAGCCAAATGTAAGTAGACCGACCAGGCGGCTTTAACCAAATTTGCAGGCAAAGTCTTGTCAAACGCTTTAATATCCCAAAAAACACCGTGATCTGCTCCTACTTTACCGTCCCAAGAAAGATACTCGCGCAATTTTTCCCAATCGTGGGAATGTGGGTTTAAACCAATAGCGCTTCTCACCTTGTACGGCATTGTACCAAGAGCATTCAAAATAGGGCTAAAGTATTTCATCGCGTTTGCCAAGTGAGGCAACTGATCAACCACAAACACGCGTGTACGAAAATCACGACATTTTTCTTTTTTCAAAGGCTCATCCTTCAATGCAGCGCGCAAAGTGTTAACCGTTCGCTCACCACGTCTCAAACGTTCGTCGTTCTCTTGTATGTATTTACGCATGTTCTCGTCCAACACATAAGGATGTTCGTCATTTTCAAGCCAGTCTTTCTTCAGTCTTGTTCTCAAAGGCGCTGGGCCTTTCCAATCAAAAGGTTTTGGC